TTATCAGCATATGTCTTTGTTGCTAGTGCTGTTGTATCTGAAATTCCATGTACATCTGTTGTATCAGAATTATGTGTAGAAACTGCAGCATCTGCATATTCTTTTGTTGCTAATGCATCTGTGTCAGCAATACCATGAACATTTGTATGATCATCATTGTGTGCACCAATTTCGCCATCTACATAACCCTTTGTTGATGCATGAAGTGCATCTGTAGGTGCTCCAGAAAGTGTTAGAGCGCCTGTCATTGTATCTCCAGCCTTTGCAACCTTTTCTGCAATGTTTGCTGCTACTGTTGTTGAGAAGTTTTCATCTCCTCCAAGTGCTGTAGAGAGTTCTTGTAGTGTATCAAGTAATCCTGGTGCTCCATTAACCAAACCATCGATCTTTGACTGAACAAACTGAGTTGTAGCAATCTTGGTTGAGTTATCAGTGCTTGATTGTGTTGCTGCAACTGAAGATCCTCCAAGATCAGCACCATTCAGTGTCTTATTTGTTAGGGTTTGTGTTCCATCTAGAGTTACTACTGTGGAATCAATATCAAACTGTTCTGTTCCTAAGTTCCAGTCAATACCTGTACCAGCAAGTGCTGATTGATCTACTGTTGCGTTTGAAACTGCATCATTAACATAATCTTTTGATGCCATTGTATTAAAGAAGTCTGCGTCATCACCTATGGCTGCAGCGATTTCATTCAGAGTGTCTAATGTTGCTGGTAGGTCAATTCCAGAAATACCGCCAAGGACTGACTCAGCATCTACATAGTACTTAAGAGCAGACCATGTTGATGTGCCATTACCAATCTTAAATTTACCAGTATCGGTTTCATAACCGATTTCACCTGCTGCGAGAGTTGGGTTTGCTGCAGTCCATTGTGCTGCTGTTCCTCTTCGCTGTTGCATTCTTGTTGCCATTTATTATCTCCTTGTTGGTATTTCTACCGTTGTATTTCTGTGCTTATTATAACATCAGTTTTTAATTGAAATTATCAGTCGCACTACCGCCGTCATAGACTAATGCCCATGAGGAAGTATTGTATGATCCTCCGTCTGATGGTGAGCCTTGTGGATCATTAAAACTACCAGCATTGACAAACTGAGATACTATAAAGCCAGTTCCATCAATTGCTGTATCGTGAATGTGTTGAGGTAATGTTAGGGTGTCGTCTATGGTAGCCTGTGTGTACCATGAACCCTCATAGTAGAAATTTACTCTATTTGTTAGAGTATCTAACCACTGTGTACCATTAGTTGGTGAAGAAGGAGCAGTACTTCCTACAGACATAGATACTGAATCTACATACTCCTTGGTTGCTGCATGTGAAGCAAGAGTTGGTGCTCCTACAGTTACTGCATCTCCGAATGTACCGCCGTTAGTTACGACTAAGCCATTCTTTACCTTAAAGTCTTTATCTACTGTTGCCATTTACTGCTCCTTCTACCAATTTAATTTTTGTTATGCTAATAATGTTCCTACAACAGTTACTGTTGAGGTATTATTAACAGTTGCTACACGAAGACGTACATCAGAACCGCTAACATCTGCAGATACTGTCATTGCAGATCCATTAGTTCCAACCATTGCATATTCTGTGATAGCAATATTATCTGAAGTATCAAGAGTCAAAAGTACTTCTGATACATCTGTGTGTGTTCCATAAGCAGTCTTAACTAAGAACTTTGCAGTTCTATAGTCGGCCTTTGCCCATGAAAATGCTGTAACTGTTGAAGCGGTTGGGACAGAAACTGTTGCTGCTACCTGCTTTGCAAGTGAGTCAATTTCTACTGCTTCAAAGTTTGGAACTACTGCTTCAAGGGCAGATACTGCACGAGCATCTGTAAAGTAAAGGTTTGTTGAACCTTCTGTGAGTTGGTCAGTATTAGAATCTGCAACACCGTTTTCTGCGGTAATTGTAAGGTTGTTTGATCCATCCTTAGTAATTACAATGTTTGTCTTTGTAGCATTTGCAAGCAATGTTGCTGCTTCTGCCTTTGCACGAGCATCTGTATAGTATAGGTTTGTTCCTTCTGCTACATTTGTTGTGCTTAAGTTATCAATACGAGTATTTGTTGCTGAGTCAAGACCGTCTGCATAAGACTGTGCTGCTGCTTGTGCTGCTGAAGCAGAACCTGCTGCATCATAGTTTACTGCAAGTCCGTCAGCATAATCTTGTGCTTCTGACTGAGCATTGTTTGCTGCAGTTGTAGCAAATGACTCTGCATTTGTTTGTGCAGTATTTGCATAACCTTGTGCTGCTGAATCTACATCAGAAATTTCTGAATCAACATAAGTTGTGTCAGCCTTTGTAGCAACTAAGTTAGCGACATCTGTTGCATAGTTTGGATTATCAGCAATTGCTGCTGCTAACTCATTAAGAGTATCAAGCATTGCTGGTGCTGAATCTACAAGATCTGCAACCTTTCCATCTGTGTAGTCATTTGCATCTGCAAGTGCCTGTGCTGCTGCACCAATTGCATCATATGTACCAGCAAGATTTAATGCTGTAATTGCATTGTTTGTGTAGGTGTTTGCATCTGTTTCTGCATCTGCAATCTGACCTTCTAAAGTAGAAACTGCTGAAGCAAGAGCATTTGATGCTGTTAATTCTGCTGCTGCTTGTGCTGCATTAGCCTTTGTAGTTGCATCTGATGCTGCTGCATCGATTGCTTCACCCTTTGCTGTAGCAACTTCTGCATCTGTTGCAAAGTCTGAGTCAAGGGTTGTTGAGATTTGGACATTTGCTGTACCATCAAAAGATACAGAGCCTGTGACATCTCCAGTTAATTCAATTGTACGAGCAGTCTCAAGTGCTGTTGCTGTATCTGCATTTCCAGTTACATCCCCAACAAGATTTGCTGTGATTGTACCTGCTGCAAAGTTGCCTGAGCCATCACGCTTTACAACCTTATTTGCTTCGTTATTAGAGGTGGCTGTTCCACCAATTAAGTTGACGATATAATTTTGATCGTCTGTTTTCTTTGTAAGAATGTCGTGGTTGTTGATGGTACCTGTTGTGCCTTCAACAATCAGACCCTTTTTGATTTTAAAGTCTTTTTCGACTGTTGCCATTTGTTTATCTCCTTAGTTATGCCTTAAGTCCCATACGTGCAAAACGTACAGTGACTGGCTTGATTGCAGGATCTGGAGTGACTGTTAAGGCCACGGTATTTCCAGTCCGTGAGACGCTAATGGTGCCAATATTCCCATCGTTGTCTATTGTTCCATACTCAGAAACGTTTACATTTGTACCGTCTACAAGTATGGTCAATTCTGTTGCATAAAATTTATTGTCTCCTGATGTTGTCTTAGAAATAGAGACAAGATACTTAATCATTCGCCATTCAGTAGCATCGAAGTTATCTATAACGGTAACATTTTCAATGCCGTAAATTGTATTCTCGTTATTACCAGATGATCCAAGATCATTTCCAGCACCTGCGAGGGTATCGATTAAGTCTTCGTAATCTTCCTGTGTAGGACGATCACCTGTTTGAAATTTGCTCTTTACTGCAGCAATTGATATTTTTGCCATGGCCTTATTATAACTCCCTTTTTTATTTTAAAGAATCCAGTTACTAAAGCCAATCACTTGTAATGGAACTGGCGGTGGGTTAGATGCACTGTATCCTTCAATATTTATAGATTTAAAACTAACTCTAAATGGTAAAGAGTGTTTTATTGTTGTAGTTGGACTAACGAGGTTTATATATTTTACTGAGTAGTTGATTGGTTTAACATATTTTGTTTGATGCTTTAAATTTGATAGCGTTGCTGTTGCCATTAATCTGTTACGTCTTCGAGAATTTTCATACTGCCTTGTGCAACTGTCCAAACCCTTGTTGGGTCAGATAGTTGAATATCAAAGATGTCTCCCGTTTCTAGAATAACTGATTGTTCAGATGTTAGCCAAACCGTAAATTCTCCAACCAAGTCGTCTGCGTCTTGCTCTGGATTTAATTCCATAACTAGAGTTGAGTCATCTGTTATGATTCCAAGGTCTGCAGAATTATTAGGACGTTTAACCTTCATGTTAATTGTCCAGTCAGGGATATTTAATGGTTCCCCCGCATCATCGACAACATAAACTCTAAAACCAGATGTGTCTCCACGGACTACTGTCCAAAGCACTGTTGGAGGTTTTTCACCTATGTCATATGAAGAAGCGGATCCACGAAAATTTGCCATGTTGTGATTATATCATATTAGGCTAATCCAGCCTTCAATGCTCCCCATGTTCCATTGCCTTTTGCCTGAATAACAATTACTCCAGTTGTAGGATTTGCTACAGCAACTATTCCTATCGCTCCACCTACAACGGTAGTTGTCAAAGATCCAGAAGAATCTACGTATAGTAATTCTCCTACTAAGAAACTACTTGTGTTTACATTTGTTAATACTCCAGCAACAACTACTTCTCCACTTTCTCCATTTGCTAATGAAGTTTTTGTCAAACCAAGAAATGGATAATTGTCAGATAGTGACGAAGTAAATAATGCTATTTGTGTTTTATTATTTGTATGTCCTACTGCGTATACTGGTTTTGCTGAACCTATAGTTGAGCCTGAGTTATTTATTACCTTTACCCGCACATTTGATGCATCAAGCGAAGAAATAGCGTCATCTACATCATCCGCTAATTTTTTAATATCATTATGCACGTTTACAGAATCTGTAGATTCTGGAAATGTAAGACCATAATTATTAGTAATATCTGCCATAGACATCAATTATAGCATTATTTGACTAAATGCCTCAAACTATGTTATACTAGGAAGTAATATGACACCCTTTAACAAGGTGTCATTATGTTTCTAAGGAGGAAACTATGATTAACTTTATGAATAATAACAGGCAAATCATTGGTACACTCAGCATATTGGCGATGTTTGGTGTTTGGTCAAATGCCGCTAATGCTTCTGAAAACCGATCAAACGATAGTAGTACTGTCGTGCTTTCAGAGACAATAGAGGCCACGCAAGTGGCCAAAAGTGTTTCTGAGGCTAAAGAAGATCAGTTAGAAAAATACAAAAATGCTGTAAATCTATCTGACAAAGATCTAAAAAATCTACTATATTTAGTAGGTTTTGAGGGTCAAAAACTAAAGGAGGCTTGGGCTATTGCTAAGAAAGAATCTGGCGGTAGACCAATGGCACTTAACCTTAGTAAAAGAACTGGAGATAGTTCTTATGGCTTATTTCAAATAAATATGATTGGCGACCTTGGTCCTGAGCGTAGAGATAAGTTTAATTTAGAATCAAACTATGAGTTATTTAATCCAGTATTAAATGCTCAGGTTGCTTTTCACATGTCAAATGGCGGTGAAAATTGGATTGCTTGGAAGGGTATTACACCAAGAACCAAACAATTGATGGTTAATTTTCCAAATTAATTAAGGTACAGGGGCTTGATATGGGTTTTATTCTCAAAATCAAGCCCCGTATCTTTTTGTAACGCTCTATATTCTTCCATATTATCTTGTATACCATAAACCCCAAGATCGACCCCATGAAATAAATCATTCACTCTATGCCTTGCAAACTTATCTCGTGTTCCCCATAAATTATTGTCTAGCCAGTGAAAATTTCTGTGTCCATTATCTCTATCATAATTTGTCCAAATAGCATTTATTGGAGGGGCAACAAGTTTAACTCCTTTAACAGTTAACCGAATACCTAAACTTATCTCCTCACCTAAAAAATACATATATGGGTCGTATGGTGCCCTTAAAAATGCTTCACTGCTTCCAAAAGCGAAGTTAGCACAAAAACCATATGTCTGATCACCATATTCTAAATCTTCAAGACCGTGCCACCTTAATAAATATAAATATTCTATCTCGTCCCAAACTGGTATAACCTTATTCATTGATTCGTTATTGTAATCTATGATATCTGTTCCAGTACCGTCTTCATTCCAATCAATTTTAAATCCGTGAGGGTACTTGGTAAATATATAATCTTCTCCCCACTTTTCTTTACACTTATCATAACAAGTTATTAACATCTCATCCCAGTCTTTTTTTGCTCTTGAGTGTGAGTCTGTATGTAGAAAATATTTATATTTTGGCTTAAGAAGAGAGTTTGCTAAATGCCGCCCAGAGCATGCTCCATCGGCTAACAGATAATCTATCTTATTATAATTAATTTGATCATTTGGTATAAAACTAAAATCAAAATTAGTCTCTGGACCTTCATGTGAAACTAAAGAAAAAAATAACCTTTCTTTATGCTTTGCATTTTCATAAAAACTTCTTACAGTATTTATAAGATCTGGATCACGATAGGCAGCGAGGCTAATAAAAATTTTATCCATACTACATTATATCTGCGCTTTTTTCTTTTCTTATGTGAGTATATAAGTATTCTGGTCCTTCTGTAAAATACCAGTGGTCTGGCTTGCAATAAAATAAAAATATATTACAAACCATATTATTGTCTGGATCTGGGAACTCTTCTCTCCAATGCTCTTGGTCATTTCCATATGTAAATAATGCATCATTTTCCATTAAGGTATATGGTTTTCCCTCTACCCATAAATCCCATGGTGTTTTTTGAAATACACAAAAGTTGATATGGTATGTACAAGCATTGTCATCTTTATGCTTCCAGAGTTTTGCATCTTTACCCTCGTAAAATGACATAAGGTTCCAAGATGGTAGAATGTCTGGTTCTTCAAAATACTCTCTTGCTAACTCAAGAAATCTGTTATGTAGTTCTCCAAGTTCTTCTGTATTAGCCCATTGATGTCGTCCAAAAGAAGTGTCATAATTTGGCTGTGTAGACCACATTTTCATAGCATAAACCTGTAATCTTTTTAATTCATTTATTGGCAATATATTTTTTAATATAAAAGATTCTTTCATTTTACCACTTTCCTAAAGGACATACTGCTTTTTCTAGTTTAGTTTTTCCAGGCATAAAACATCCGCATTGCTTACACTGTTTTGTTAATTTTATAAGTTCTGGGCATTCTTTGCAAATAGAGTATCTTGTAGAAGATTTTTCTTCTGATGCCCATTCTGTATTAGGATTTACAAGATCCCATGGCCTTGTTTCACCTAATCTTTCTTTATATTTTTCCCATTCACTTTTCATTATGAATTACTTTCTGCAACATATGTTTCGCCTATTAAAATTTCTGTTTCTGGATTTACCTCAATAATATTTATACCGTCAACTAACGCTTGCTGTAATGGTAAAAACTTTTCTGTTCCTGGAACTAAGATATCACCAATGACATCTTCTCCTACTATAAAAATAAATTTTTTAGTTGGCATTATTAATTACCTCATTATTAATATAACTCCAACCAAGTGTTGCTTCTGATGATACCTCAACCTCTAATACTATTGGAGAGGACAATAAGCCAGCAATGGTTGCTTGGTCAGATGGTACATTGTCATTAAATGGTAGTACTGCAACAACAATATTATTTGTATTTGTAAATATTAGTTTTCTCATATTATCGCCCCTCATTAAAGTTTATCATACTTTAGCAGCCTCGGCAACCATTATTTAGATATAAACACTCTCCACAAGGATCGTTATCACAAGATGGAATATCTGGACATGTTCCAAATGTTGGGAAGAATGGGAAGAATGGTGGGAAGAATGGTGGTGTTGGTTCAGGTGTTGGGGTTGGTGTAGGTGTAGGGGTAGGTGTAGGGGTAGGTGTTGGAGTTGGGTTAAATGTTGGGAAGAATGGAGGGAAGAATGGGAAGAATGGTGGGAAGAATGGTGGGAAGAATGGAGATCCTCCACAGTTTTGTGGCGTTGAGAATACTCCGCCAGTTAGTGAAGAGCCGTACTGTCCACAAATGTTATTTGCAAGTTGAACTGCAGTTGAAGAGTTGGAAGCAAGAACTGAATCAGATGTTCCATCGTTACAGCAGAAGTACCAAGTTGATTGTGTTGGTGTTGGAGTAGGAGTTGGTGTTGGAGTAGGTGTAGGTGTAGGTGTTGGGGTAGGCGTTGGAGTAGGGGTAGGTGTAGGCGTTGGCCATGGGGTGGCAGAACATTCTCCAAAATTAGTTGACCAGTAGTATCCGCAACCACTGCATTGTGATTGATTTAATACCGAAGGATCTGCACATACTGGTGTAGGGGTAGGGGTAGGTGTTGGTGTAGGGGTAGGTGTGGGGGTAGGTGTAGGGGTAGGTGTAGGTCCACAGTTTTGAGGTGTTGAGAACACTCCTCCAGTTAGTGAAGAACCATACTGTCCACAAATGTTGTTTGCAAGTTGAACTGCTGTAGAAGAATTAGAAGCAAGAACTGATTCATATGTTCCGTCATTGCAACAGAAGTACCATGTTGATTGGGTAGGTGTTGGTGTTGGTGTTGGTGTTGGTGTTGGTGTTGGTGTTGGACTACAATTTTGAAATGTTGAGAACACTCCACCACTTAATGAAGAACCATATTGTCCACAAATATTATTTGCAACTTGCGCTGCTGTTTGTGCATCTGAAGCAAGAATTGATTCGGCAGTTCCATCACTACAGCAGAAGTACCAAGTTGACTGCGTTGGGGTTGGAGTAGGAGTTGGGGTTGGAGTTGGGGTTGGTGTAGGAACGCATGGAGAAATTCCATCACCACCAGAACCTCCGCAGGAACTTACATTTGTTGCAATACAAGCACCAAATCCAATAAATGTTGCATTGCTTGAATTAGCGTCAATTAGTATTTCATAAGATCCATCTGTGCAAAGCCTTCTTGTTCCTTGGAAAATTCCCTGATATGAGTCTTCTCCATTACATGTAGGAATATTGACTGTATATGTCTCTACCGCTCCATTGCAAATAGGTGTTGGGGTAGGCGTAGGAGTTGGAGTTGGTGTAGGAGTTGGGGTAGGTGTTGGAGGAGGGAAAGTTGGGAAAAACGGGAAAAATGGCGGGAAGAATGGAAAGAATGGTGCGTCTACATAAGTATAATATTCAAAATCTAATGTTGATTCATAATCAAGTAGTTCATCTGTATCAGGTCTTCCTTTAGCCTTACCATTATTAGAGGATGTTGCACCTTGATCATTTCCTCTTGATGTTTCTGTGCCTAAATTAAATCCAGCATTTATAATTGCGTTTCTTGCATTTGCTATAGATAAGCCTTCAAGGTTTGGGATCCTTCCCATACCTTTGGAGTTTGCCCATTTGCCTATCCATCCAAGCATTGAGCACCTACGCTGTCAAATCGCCAATAAGTACCCAGGTATCTGTATCATATTTGATAAGAGTTGCGCCAGAATACCTTGCAGCAATTTTCTTGTTAGAATTTTTACTATTAATTGTTACACCAATAGCACCAGCAAAAGTTACATTACCTGTATTTAATCTTACTACATCTAATCTTTGTCCATTTGCGAACGGTACAGCAGAATTAAGAGGAACAGTAACAGTCACATCGCTAGAAGAATTAATTAATAGGGTTTGTCCTGCATCTGCAAGACCTAAATTATAATCAGTAGTTTTAGTACTTAGAGTTGCTGTATCAAGCATTCCCACCCATGATGTACCATTATAAATTTGAACCTGATTTATGTCAGTACCGCCATTAGTTTGCTCAACAAAACATACAGTACCTTTTGCTGGAGAAGTAATCACTGCATCTCTGGCGGTAGGATTTTGAAATCTATTAACTCCTGCCTTTGCCCTAATTACATCGTTGACAGTTACCACTGATCCGAAAGTGTGTGCAGCCTGCCAGTTATATGCTACATTTGTATTGGCTGTACCAGCAACAGCATACCAAGTATCTGAGGCCTGATCATACATGTATGCTACTTTACTAGTTGAACTTACTGTTGACATTACTTAATCACCGCCTTAATATCTTCTTCTGTAAAACCAAGAGCCATAAATTTCGCAATGGCCAACTCTTTTCTTTTTTCTTCTTCTGCAAGATTAGCAAGTTTTTCTTCATGCTTTTTAAGTTCTTCTATATAACTTGAATATTCTTCATCATTCATTTGACGAATAATAATTTCTCCAGTTTCAATATTATGAAAAGAAACTTCTGGTCTTAGTTCATTTTTTTTAACCATTAGTTAACACCGTACAGCAATGCTGTTCCATTCATAGATCCGCCTGATTCTAAAGTAATTACAAACTGAGTAATCGGGCTTGTTGTCTCAATATTTGCCATACCCATTGCTGATCTTCTGATTGCTCCAGAAGACAACCCATACGCACCAAACCAATTCATAATTTTGTTAGATACTGACTGATTATAATCTAAAAGATTTATAACAACTGTTTGATCAGATGATTGGTCAAATTGCATAATTGTTGAATATGCTTCTGAACCTGAATCAACTGAAGAAAATCCAGTCCTCATCTGAATCCAGTGATGTGTTGGAGAACCTGATGCAGGTTTTGCTGCAACTCTTAAATATGTAGAAGTGTTTCCTTGAATATCTCTTAATACTAACTGAATATTTTTATATCCGCTTGGTACTGCGATTGTATTTGATACTCCAGTCAGGGTGGTTGTTCCAATAAGTGTCATTCCGCCACTACTTATGGTTGCCCAAGAAGGAGTAGACCCATCATTAGTTAAATACTTACCTGAGTTACCAGACATTGAAGGAATAACATACGCAGTTGAGTCTGTTGCAACTAAAGTTTTAGATGTTGGAATTGTTGTTGAATTAATTGTTAGGCCGTCAACATTAGTCACTGTTGAGCCAGAAGCAATTGCTGTTGTTCCAAGTGTTGGCTGTGAATAAACTGATGGTGCTTGCCATTTAACTCCAAGTGCCTGAGTATCATCTGCAGTTAAAACTGTTCCATTTGCACCAACTGTGAGATTATCTAAAATATCTGCTGCAGTTCCAACAAGTAAGTCACCCTTTGCTGCAATAATATTTTTCAAATCATTAATTCTTACCCACTCATCATCTGTTTCATTATAAACATAAGTATCAAGTGCATCAGAGTCTTTATCTACCCAAAGTACTCCGTCTACAATATCTGTTGTAGGTGCTTCATTTGTATAAAATGCGGAGGCATACAAAGATTCAACTGCTCCACCATTAGAGTCAGATGCCATAGCAATATAACCATCGTGTGGGGATGTCAATGCTGCAATTTGTGCAAGAGTAAGATAATCTGAACCTATTCCAAGTTCTTCTTGGTCTTCAATTCTATCTTTTAAGCCTTGTAGGTGTTTTGCTAGTGATGGGTTTGGAAGTTGTGTGGGATCTGTACTTGTTGTATCATAGTCATAATCACCGTATAAAAATGCTTTTAGGGCTGCCTGAATGTCTGCAGCATCATCATAGCCTGGCTGCTTTGTATTATATAAACCACCGATATCTTCTACTGCCACTTACATCACCCCTTTGATTATACCACCGAAATATGAAGATTAGCCGTTCTAGATCCAGTTATATCGATCCAATCGGCACCATCAAATTCCTTGGCATAGAATGTTATTTTTAAATTTTCAATACTGCTAACAGTAACGACTTCAGTTTTTATAGAACTAACTATGGGATATCCTGCAGAAGTTCCAAATGTAACCTGTACACTAAAGTTAGACGAATCAGTTCCACCTACGTATGATGGATCAACAATTTCTGAAATTGGAATATAGCAATAATTAACGGTAGAAAAATCAATACTTTTATTTATAGAATATGTGTTTGGAATTAATTTAGTAAGAGTTTGCCATTGTAAAGTTCCTAATACATCAACATACTGATAAGTCATTAAATATTCATCATCTGTTGTTAAAAGATTTATATAAAGATCAAAAACGTTTGGAGTTTGTCCAATATCAACAACATCTGGTTTTCCATTTCCAACAAAAATCAAACTTCCACGATCACCCTGTGGTCCAAAGTCTACTTCGACATTTACTGTTTCTGGTCCACCTAAAACCAATAAATCTGGGGTACTTAAATTAACTTCTGCCATTTTATCCTAAGTTAGTAGAACTTGTAACCTGATCTGTTACAGTTATACTTCCAGTCATTAAAGTTATAACCATTGGATAATCTCCGCCATTGGCTGGTTTACTTACCTGAACATCATATATATATGTTTTTGCGGGATCTAAATATGAGGCATCTTCTGGTCTTATAGCACATGTTACATATGTTTTGTCATTAGAAATTTTAGCATAGCATCTATGATATCCAGTGGCAGAATCTCCACCTCTTGTTTCTGCAAATGCAAAAATTGCACTATCAAAATCAGCAGTTGCTGGATTGCTATCATCATCATAAACAAATGGAGATAAAGAGTATGCATCTCCGTCTGATTGTTTTGGATATACCCTAAACTCATAGGTGTCACCCTTGTAGTAATTTATATTATATGTTCCTGGAAATGCCATGGATTTATTATACCACGCTGACGTATATAGAATTCATAACAACTGTAGAGTCATAGTCAGTTCTAATTTGCGGTACCGCTCCAGATGACCACATAGCATTGTCCTCAATAAAGAAATGCTGTGTTACATACATATTATATACATATTGATATTTTAAAGATGCTACAAACTGTGAAATTTCGGTGGTAGATTTAGGGAAAAACGTTCTAATCCAAGTTTCTGTATTATTACTATATGTTGTCAACTCAAAATTATAAGTAACAAATACTTGTGATCCTATCTTTAAACCATGAAAATTAAGCATTCTTTGATGCTCATTCCATAAACTTGTACATCCTTCTGGCAGATATTTTTCGTTTGTATTGCTACCCTTTGAATCTACCCAAACACTGACCCATCCATCTTCGCCTTGATTTGCACCTAATTTTATTTCTTTTCTATCTTTATTAAAATATGCTGCCCAACCAGCCTGTTGTCCAGACGAAGACAAGGAACTTAGACCATCTTTGCCAGGTGTGCCTCTCTCGCCTTTGGGGCCTTGAATCCCGTCTTTTCCTGTTGCACCTTGAGGTCCAGGTACCCCAGCAGGTCCTTGTGGTCCCATTGGGCCAGGGACAGGAACATAATTAATTAAAACATCAGTATTAGTAGTTTGAGTTTCTACAACCTGTGCAGCATAACTTGATTTTTTACTATTTGGAAAATCCATGGACTTAGATATTGCCATGCTTTATTCCTACCAGTTACCGCTTGCCCAGTTTATTCGTTTCCAGATAATAGCAGTTCCATCTGTATAATCTTCTACGCAAATATATAAATGAGTTTCATCATATTTAATATCGTTTTTTAAATCTCCTGAAGATCCATGATGCGTTGAAGGAACTGCTCCTTCTTCATAATTAAAACTTCCAGCAGGTCCTGGTTCTCCTTGAGGTCCTTGAGCACCTGGTGATGCAACTGTTGTCCAATATGTTGGATCTGTCGGGATATACCCTGGATTTGGCTCACCTATTCTATAATATGTTCCACCAGAAAAAGTAACAACATCACCAATATTATAATCTGCTCCGTTGTCATATTCGCCAACAAAGTTCCATAATGCATCTGCACCTGTAGCACCTGTAGCACCAGTTGCACCTGTGGCACCTGTGGCACCTGTATCTCCTTGTGGACCTGGTGCTCCTGGCATAGGAACAATTTTAATAACTGCCATTATAAAGTACCTCCTGGTGTAATATCACCAATAACATATATAGTTCCAACAACTGGAGTCCATACGATATCCTGAGTTGTATCTGGAATAATTACCTGAAGATCAAATGGTAATTCTGCAACATTTGACAAGTACCCAGTTCCCCAATTTTTTGTAATAGATGGTAAACCAGTAATAGTAACAAATCCATCTCCAGGTTCACAATCTAATGCATCCAAAACATTTCCTGATTGATCATACGCTGTAGAAAGATATGTCCAGCCAGTTGTATTGTAGTAGGTAACTTCGTCGTCTTCATAAAACTCTACTCTTAATACAGCAGTATCTCCACGAACGACTCTCCACTGTATTGTTACAGGGTCTGCACCAAAAATTTCAGGTCCGCACATTGTCATAATAAAAGAATTATACCATTAAATTAGCGATGATCTGGGTCTATGTAGCCAGATCTACCGATAATGTCCCAATATATTTTAGAGTAAACAAATCCAGCAAATACTACTCTCTCATTACCAAAAACCTCTTCCACAGCATGGCTATACTCTTCTGTTGCTGGAAAAACCATAAGAGTGTTTTTCTTAGGCTTTATTTTAACTGGTTTATGCTGAAAAACTAATTCTCCACCTTCGTAATCATCATTGAAATAAAGTACAACGCCTAAAGTAATCCATCTTGATTCATAGTCGCACTCTGGGTGGTTCTCATAGTGCCAAGATAGCGCATGACCTCCAACCTTTTCGCATTGTGGGCATTCACATTTTTCTGGCTTCGGCAAATACTTTGTGAGCATTCTTCTTCTTCTAAACTTTTGGGTTTCATTATCAAGAACAGATGCAATTCTGCCTTCTACTGTTTTTTCAAAATAGTTCTTATCTTCTAAACTTTTAAAGCGGGATATTAAAATATTTTTATGATAATCATCTCTCTCTGACTCCCACTTTACATCCATATCAAGTATTGTTTTTGCTTCTTCATCAGAAATAAAATTGTCTATATAGAATATGTTTTCTTCTAAGTATGTCTTTTCCATTTACCCTCCAAAGTACTTGCCCCTTGATTGGTGGGTATGAGAGACGAACCAAGGGGACAAGCAATTTAAATTATACCATAACAGTACAAAACGGACATATGTTATCTATATTGTTTGCATCATAAAAAAGTTTATGGTATAGTGGTTACAG